TACGGGGATGCTCATTTCCCTCTGTACCCCATGAGCTTTTCCACTACCGGGGGGTGCTCATTTCCCCTACCGGGGTATCCGTCGAGCGCGGATGCTCATATTCACATATTCACATATTCGCATATTCGCATATTCGCATAAGTGAATGCGTTTAGACGCGAGTCAACGTGACCTGACCGGCAAGCCTATAGGCAAGCGCCATCGAGGCCTGGCGCTATGGTAAGCGAGGCCTGGATCAAACGAGAAAAACCGCCCTAGCAGATCACTAGGGCGGCGCGCGGGGCGTATATGGCAGGGCTGGCAAGTTTATGCGATTATTCTTGCGTTAAGGACTCCTCCATATGTGCCGCCTCCCATATCAGATAGGTCGCGGCCACATCGACGTCTGAAAAGTCAGAGTCTGATTCAAAGTAAATAGCGCGCGCGGTTGCTTCAATCTCCGCTTCCGTCGCCTCGCGATTCTCATATTCGCCGGCCGCATTTCGCGCAACAATGCAAAAGGCAACGCCTATTTGGTCGCGCACATATTCGCACGCTTCCTGCGCGTCACCGGATCCGGTGCAGTCTGCAATGTCGGATTCATAACCCTTCACGTCGGCGAACATAGCGCGCGGTTCATGCGGGCAAATCTCAATTATTAGCATATGTCTTATCCTTTCCGCTAAACAATGCCGCGCCACCATTGACGCGACATAGCAAGGCGGAAAAGGCTGGCACGAATGCCAGCCTATAGGTTTTAGGCAATCGCGTATAAATCAGGTCGCGTTGCCTCAATCGCTTGCGCCTCATTAACAAGGCATTCCGACAATCCATTCAGCGCGGATTCCATAAGGTCGTCGTCATAACAGGAACCGATAAAATCATCCCCGACGAATCCCCATATGGAATCCGTTTCGATCCATTCCATGCCGCTCCAGTACTCCGCGCGGAATCCCCAGACGCCATCACGCTCAACACGCTCTTCAAATTCACGCTCTTCACGGGCAAGGCGATTGCGGCTTATATTGTCGTTTACATCTGGATTGAAGCAATCGCCCTTCAAATCATCCATGCTGCAAAAATCATCCGGCATTACCACAATGCGAACACGCGAGTCGCCTTCGCTCCAATTGTCGCTTGCCTCATACGAGTCGACAATATCTCCGTCCGCATCATGCCAGCGTTGCAATAGCGCCGCGCGATAAAGCATATACTTAGCATTGTGCAGCGCCGCGCGCGCGGTAGGTATTCCGGGCCGCTTGCGCGCCTCAAGATACTGCGCGAAGGTCGGGCGGTAGCATTGCAGGTATTCAGGTATCATCCTCTTTTCCTTTTCTTTTCCGGGCATGATTGCACCACGAGTCGCGCCACAATGGGCGCGACCTAGCTGCAATTATCCGGTTATGAAATTATAGGCCGCATGGTATGACCCTGCCCTAGCATGTAAGCCAAGGATCGAATCCGGTTCCGACCGTGCAATCAATTCATGTTGCGCCTCACGCTCGATCTGACGTGAGTGTTGCGTTCCACCACACACATTGTCTGCACGTGCCCGGCAAGCCAGCCATAGCAGATCATGCGTGGTCAATTCTTTCATATATCGCGTATCCATTTGATTAGACTCCCATTGATAGCATTGAAAAACATACCGCGCAAAACAGCGCGAATCCTATTGTGTCGGAGATCATATCTTTCCCCCCGCATAGAGAATGCCTTGCAAGAAAGACTCGCACGCCTGCGCGCTCTTTCTTTCCATTATGCGGCGGGAACCTTGATTAGTCTCTACTGCCCACCCCCCATAATGGGGCGCGTTGCAAAGCGTTATCTCTTTCCCGACAACTTCGGACGCTTGCGCGGCCAGCGACTCGAGACGTTTTTTTGTTATGCGGTCATTCATCGCGCCGACTCCCTGTAGAGCGTAACGCCACGGCGCGCCACAATAGCGTCCACAATGTCGCGCAAGGTCGGTGGTGGTGTTTTTGTTTGGGTTTTCATGCCGAAAGCTCCGATGCCATAGCATAGTACACTTGCGCCATGTGAGACTCGGACTCGTATGCTTTGCGGCGATCTTCAGCGAGTCTTGTCATGCCACCCGCTGCAAGCATGGTCACGAATTCGAGATGTGCACTTGCACGATCACTTGCAGCTCGAGCTTTGAAAAGAGCGGTTTCAATCAAGTTATCCATTTGTTTCGACTCCTTATCGCGCGCGCCAATGGCCACGCGGGAAACCGCGCGCGAATCGTTGATATGAAAGACCGTGGCCATGGCTCGAGCCTAGCAGACTGGACCGACCAGGCGTAGTTGTAATTATGCAACGATCTTTATCTTTCTTCGTGCTGGTGGCATTTTCCGCTTGACTTCGACCGTGTTAAGTCAAAAGCCCGAAGCGAATCGGTTTGGGGGCTGCCTTACCCTCCCCATAACTTTTTCCCAAAATCCAAAAACCAAACCCCACATATTTTTTGTAAAAATTTCCCTTTTCAAACACCAAATTGTGTGATAGGCAAAAATTGCAACTAAGGAGAATCGTATGGAAGACTATATCCGAAGAGGTCTCATCAAAGAGACTGTTCACCCTGACTACCCAGAGTTGGCTATCTACAACTACACCCCTGAGTGTCAGTATTCTGGTGCTTGGGATGATGTTACTCGTTCTGCTCGTGGGCTTATCCTGAACCGTGAGACTGGGGAGATTATCGCAAAACCATGGCCGAAATTCTTCAACTTGAGTGAACATGAAACCATTCCAAGTGGACCTGCTCATGTAGTGGAGAAGATGGATGGTTCTCTTGGTATTGTTTTCCACTACAATGCTGAATGGCACATTGCGACACGCGGGTCATTCACATCTGAGCAGGCAGTGACTGCAAGGAAGTGGCTTCCTGCACACCTACCGTTTGGCTTCGGCTATACGCATCTGTTCGAGATCATCTATCCAGACAATCGGATCGTGGTTGATTACGGCGAATTTGAGGGGTTGGTGTATCTGGAGTCCATCTGCCTGAAAACTCACAAGCCTGCTGATGTTCTTCAGTATTTTCCTCATAGAGCAAAGAGATTTGGCTGCGTCCGCCCCGAAGATTTGCCGAAACACAAAGATAACGAGGAGGGTTATGTTCTATATTGGCCTGACCGTGATTTTCGTGTGAAGGTCAAATTTGATGAGTATGTTCGTCTGCATAAGATCATGACGGAATACAGCATCAAGCGTCTATGGGAGCATATCACCACTGGCGGTCAGTTATCGGATTTGATCTCCGGTGTACCTGATGAGTTTTACGAAGAGGTTGAGCGTGACTACGAGAGGCTGCATAGCACCTATGAGGATGTTTATGATAAGGCTGATGGTCTGTTCAATGCCGTGAGAGACATGGACAGCCGCAAGGAGCAGGCGGCTTATATAATAGCTCACAACAAGGACTTGTCTGGTATCGTGTTCAAGATGTTGGACAATAAAGAAGTAAACGACGCAATCTGGAGAAAGGTGAAAGAATGGCTAAACTTTTGATGATGCGCGGCTTACCTGGTAGCGGCAAGACAACCCGTGCAAAAGAGATGATGCGTGAAGCTGGTAATCTCGTTCGTGTGAATCGTGACGAGTTACGCCCGATGCTGCACGGTGATGCAAAATGGAGCGGGAAGAAGGAAAAGGTGACACGCCATGTTCAGCGGTCAATGGTGGAAAGCCTGCTCAACAATGGCTATTCGGTTATTGTTGATGACACGAACTTGCGCGATGCTGATCGTGAACGCTGGAGCCATGTTGCGCGTGAGTGCCATGCAAATTTTCAGGTCATTGACATGGATACGCCTTATGAGGAATGCGTTGATCGTGACCTAAGTCGTGACAATGGTGTCGGTGTACATGTTGCGACAAGCATGGCACTATCATCTGGTCGATTCCCTTACAGCAATATCATCTTGTGTGACATTGATGGTACGATTGCGGATTTGAGCCACCGATTGCATTACGTCAAGGACGGTAATCACGATTGGGATTCTTTCTTTGCCACTGTTTCGGGGGATGGTTTCCGTCGTGAAGTTTGGGAACAAGTTGTGCGTGACGCTGAGAAAAATGATGCTCGTATTATCTTTCTGTCGGGACGTTCTGACATTGCGCGAGAGGACACTGAGGAGTGGTTGTGGGAGCATTGTGGCGCTGACATTGACGTGCCGATTGTCCTAATGAGACGAGAGTCTGATCGCCGTCCTGACACAGACGTTAAGCGTGACATCTTTGATTGGCACTTCAATGACTACAATATCGTCCGAGTCTACGATGATCGTCCGCGCCTTGTGCGTATGTGGAGAAAAATGGGTCTGAATGTTGTTGACTGCGGCGATGGAGTAGAGTTTTAATGGATTGATATCAATCAACAGGGTGTAGCTCAGTCTGGCTAGAGTGCCGCACTTGGAATGCGGAGGCCGTAGGTTCGAATCCTACCACCCTGACCAAATAACGAAAGGAGAACCCCGACATGCCCACCTTCACCTACGCAAAGACGAAACAAGATAAATCCTGCGTTGCCTATATCGCTCTGCTCGATGGTGACCCTGAGCGCCCTATTCTTGTTATCAAGAACACGGAATCTGATAAACACACCTACATCTACAATGATGGGAGTGTTTCGACGCAGTGGATTGATTGCGAAGATGACGCCATCCACAAGTTCTATCCCGGCGATAGCGTCACCATCACGTTTTGAGGAGAATGACGATGACGGACGCAATGGACTATCTCGCCAACGCGATGGAAGAAGTGGAGGAACTCATATCAGAGAACAGGCGCTTGAAGAGGCGGCTTGATGCCATGAGCGCAACAGAGGATGAGATTTCCCGCGCTGAGGCCATTGTCGCACTACGCAAAGATGTTGCGCTCTGGAGAGGCCGTTACGAGTTTGCCTTGAAGGTTATGAAAGAAGGCGACAAGGCGATTGTTGAAGGAACCAACTAAGGAGAACCCCCGACATGTTCTGGAAACGCAAAAACACCTACACACCCCCACCTCCAAAGCCAATGGTTGCTAAATTCACCATCTACACACGCACAATAACTCTAACGCACAATCAAGAATACAACGGTGCGCACAGATGGAATGAGCCTGAGCCTATCTGCCACAACGGCATGGTGCGCGTAGGCAATCACTGGATCAATCGTGATGAGGTTGGACGCATTGAGGTTAAGTATGAGGAGAAATCCCGATGATTAAACCCCACCTCCTACCCCTGCTCCTCGTAGCCACACCGCTACACGCTGGTAACTCCCTCCGCGAATGGGACGCAGTGCCCAGCATGGAGTCCTATGTTGAGGTGCATGAACCGACTGTGCCTGGCGCTGTGGTGTCCATCACGTTCAAGAACTCGACTGTTCACTCGTCTGACGAGACGTTCGTGCTGACATATGACGGCATTGCTGTGCGGTTCCTGTTTGACTGGGAATATATGGGCACGAAGTCAGAACGGCTGACTGTGGAGCCGCCTGAAGGGTATGTTGCGGTGCCCTATGAGATCATCGTGCCTGAGTTCGAGACAGGCCATGTGCATATCTACAAGTGGGAGGGGATGTGAAGTGCCACGCTACATAATCGAGTGTGACGACCCGACTGACATTATTCTTGGGATGAAGTCCATAAAGTCTCTGATGAAGGACAAGACTGATGATGCCATTCTTGAGTTCACGGATGGCTCGTTGTGGTATGTCAAGAAAACCAAAACAGGATATTCAGCGAGGACAAAGAGTTAATGCCAAACCACCCTAAACCAATCACGATACGCGGGATAACCTACCGCTCCAAGGCTGATGCTGCGAAGGCTCTGGGAATTACCTATGAGTCTTTGCGCAAGGCTGTTGTCGATGGACGGCTTGATACGGTTGGGCTTAACCCGCGTGGAAAAAATCATGGACGCAAGGTGCGGATTGATGGTAAGCGTTATCCATCCATCGCGGCTGCGGCCAGAGCGACTGGTGTCCACTATGAAACCATGAGGGATTACGTCAGAAAATGAAGAGCTTTGATGATAGGCTGGCGCGAGCAGTGCAGGGCGATGAGATTGTGTATCACATCGGGTTTCACTGCATGAGGACTGTTCCCGGTAGAGATCCGGTGAAGAGTGACGTGGCGAAGCAGGCATGGGATGCGTATGTGCGCGGCGATGTCTTGCTGTATCAGCGGCGTGAGAAGGAGTTTGAACTGCACTACATTGCGAAGGTGTTGCGGTGATGACATGGCCCCAAACCCTGATGATAGCCTACCTGATGCTCGGCGTCATCGGTGATACATACGAGCACAAAGATAACCGGAGCAAGTCCTTTTGGGCTGGTCGAATCATTGGGCATGTGCTTAACATCACGTTCGTATCTTGGATACTGCATTGGGGAGGGTTCTGGTGAGGAAATTCTTACACTGGTTCTACGCTGAACTGCCTGCGCACTACTCGATTCCGATTATCGCGCTGATCGTGGCTGTTATGTGGAGGTTGGTGAATGACTGAACGCGAGAAAGACGAGCGCGACTTGGCTATTCTGCGTGAGTATGACGCTGGAAAGCCAAAGACGCATCTGATGCGCGACTACGGCGTCACAAGACGTTACATCTACAAGTTGATAGGGGAGGCGTTGGATGCCTGATACAAAACTTATGCAAGGTGACTGTCTGGAGTTGATGAAGTCCATCCCTGATGGGTCTGTTGATATGGTGTTGACGGACCCGCCGTATGGTACGACTGCCTGTAAGTGGGATAGCGTTATCCCGTTTGAGCCTATGTGGGAGCAGTTGAAGCGGGTGACGAAGAAGAACGGCGCGATTGTGATGACGGCGAGTCAGCCGTTTACCAGTGCATTGGTTATGTCAAATGTAAAGATGTTTAAGTATTGTTGGGTGTGGGAGAAATCAAAACCTACGGGGTTTCTCAACGCGAAAAAACAGCCTCTACGTCAAACCGAAGACGTTTTAGTGTTTTATATACGTCAATGCCAATATGCACCGCAAGGACTAGAAAAGACGGATAAGATTGTATCAAGAACAAATAGGGGCAATTACGGTTCTTGCTCAAAAACAACAAGGCAGACGGAAACTGGTTACCCAAGAAACATCTTAAAGTTTCCCAGCACTGACGGCCTACACCCCACCCAAAAGCCCGTCGCCCTCATGGAATACCTCATCAAGACCTACACAAACCCACAAGAGACGGTTTTGGACTTCACGATGGGCAGTGGAACCACAGGCGTAGCCGCAAAGAACCTGAACCGCAATTTTATCGGTATCGAGTTGGACGAGGGTTATTTCAACATCGCAAAGGAGCGGATTGCTAATGCCTAAAATCAACATCGACTACGATACGCTGGACGGTATTGTGAAGGCTGGACTGCAAGACATGCTGGAGATGATGATAAACGGTTATCGAACAGCGGACCATGAGGAAGACAAGGAGGGATATAAGAATGACATCAAGGCAATCGAACGTGTCCTCAAAATCTACGAGGCTTGATCTACGCGAACTTGGTATGCTCATCGCCAGCACACATGATCTGCTGTTTGATACTGTCGTAGCAGCGGATGAAGTGTCCAAGGACGATGAGGAGTTCCTGACAGCCATCTGCGCAAGTGCGGATCTGGATATGCTCATACACGGTTATCGTGACGGCCCTGTGGTGCGCGTATGACCCTGACAGAGAGCGACTACTACACAGCGGCATGTCTGGATACCGCCTATGAGGGACTGGACGTAGAGGCTATCAGCGCGGCCTGTAGGGTGTCTGAGAGCGCCGAAGAGTTCTTCTGGGCAGTGCAGGCAGCAGTGATTCTGAAGGAGGTGATTGATGGCAGGGTATCCTGACACGAAACTGAAAGAGTTTGCGAAGACATGGCTGAACGGCCCGCTACCTGCTGACGTTATGGCCGACTTGGCAGACATTGTTGAGGATGAAGACTATCCCGCCGACAAACGAGCACACCAAATCGTATGGCAGGCGCTGAAATGGGGGTTGGAGAATGGATAAGTTGAAAGAAATTGTTGAGGTCCATAAGCCTGAAACCGAATACGAACGCTTTATTTGGGCAGTTGTCGGAGAGCGCGGTGGCGTTCATGTGTGGGCGCAAAGATTACCTAAAGAGAGTTTTGAGCATACGCCCGGACTATGGGATTATCCGTTCTATGGGGGCGTTGAAGTTCATCGTCGGACACCTGCGGAGTATGACAGTATTGAGCCATCACATGACAATTGCTGGCTTCTTGACGCTCCGTGCTGGCAAGACGGTTCGTCTCTTTATTTCTCTGATAATATGTCCCCGGTACTGAATAATTTGGGCTTGGAGTCAGACGGCGCGACTTTTTACGCTCTGGCAGAGGCTCGCTCGTGGTATCGCTCGCATTTTGAAGGAGATATGGAATGAAACCAAAGCATGAAATGATTGTAAAACTTGTAGTGTTTTGGGTTTTTTATGTCACCTTGTTTACGGGCATCCTCGTCATGCTTGAAAATGAGAGTCCTATAACGGCGTTTTTTAGTTCCGCAGTTGGGATAACAGTAATATTTTTTACGGCTATATACTCGGTAAAGCACATTGAGGCCACGAATGATTAGCGCTGACGACATCAACGCCATGCAGCAAACCGGTAAACTCATGGCGTTCACCGGCCCTGCCGGATGCGGTAAATCAACGGCGGCTGATATTTTGGTTCGCGCTGGTTGGGAGCGAGTAAAGTTCGCATCCACGCTGAAACAGATGTGTCGCGCCATGGGCATGACAGATGAGATGATTGAAGGCGGTGAGAAGGAGAAGCCACAATCAATTTTCACAGGTAAGACACCGCGCTACATCATGCAGACACTTGGAACAGAGTGGGGTAGAAGAATTATACACCCCGACTTGTGGACGAATATCACACGGTCAGAGATACAGCGCCACTTGGAAGTCGGGCGCAATGTCGTGGTGGACGACTGCCGATTTGAGAACGAGGCTTGGTGCATTCGCGCTTTGGATGGCCATGTTGTCGGAATGTCTGGGCGCGGAGGAATCGCTGGTCGGCACGAAAGTGAGGCTGGAGTAAAGCCTGATTACATCATCAATAACAATGGAACGCTGGAAGGCCTTGAGAGAAGAGTTGACGCTCTAGCAGCCCATATCTTATAATCTCCGACACTGCCTCAGACTTAGCCCGCCCTTTGTGGCGGGTTCTTTTTTGTGCTAGGCTACGGCATACACAAGGAGAAACATGATGTTCACGCCTATTATCCTCGCCTGCACAGCATCGGCTTGCATTGGCGTAAGTGGCCCGGCCTATCCAGATGAAGAAACCTGCAAACGCTCTGCAATGGAGCAGGGTATTGCGTTTGTGCAGCAGACCTTTCCTGGTTATCAGCCGGTTGATTACAAGTGCATCGCATGGGGTACTGACACGTAGATGGAATTAACCCCCGAACAGATACGCGAAGTCGGCCCCGAGGCGCTACAGAAAATCCGAGCAGAACTTGCGCGGCGATCCTTGCTGGAATTTACACAACAAGCGTGGCCGATTCTGGAGCCTGGCGTCAAAATGAAGCAAGGCTGGGCGCTGGAAGCTATCTGTCAGCATCTAGAAGCTGTCATTCAAGGGGACATCAAGCGTCTGGTGATAAACATCCCACCTGGTGCCTCAAAAAGCCGCTTGACCCGCGTGATGATGCCATTGTTCATCTGGACGCATAAACCTTGGGCTAGAATTATCGGTGCTTCATACGCCCTGAACCTCAGTGAACGCGACAATTACTATGCGCGAACTGTTTTGCAGACTGATTGGTATCAGCAGAATTTCGGCGTATCCATCTCATCCGAGCAAGGCGCCAAGGTGAACTTTGACAATACGTCTATGGGTGGGCTTCGAGCCATCTCGGTAGGTGGCGCGACAACGGGCTTCCGTGGTGATTTCCTGATTCTAGACGATGCTCACAACTCCAGCGAGGGTGAGTCGGACGCTAAACGCTCTGAAGCTGTCCAGTGGTTCCTTGAGACGTTCCAGACTCGTGTGAACGACTTGGATAACAGTCCGATTATAGTTGTTGGGCAGCGTATCCACGAGGATGATGTTTATTCGGCAGCGATTGACCTTGGTTACGAGCATTTGAACATTCCGATGGAGTGGGAAGAAGAGCAGCGCAAGACAACGAGCATCGGCTGGACGGACCCGCGCACCAAGGAAGGCGACCTTATGTGGCCCGAACGCTTCAGCGCGGATGCTGTGGAGCGACTGAAGAAGGCTATGGGTCCATATGCTGCGTCGGCCCAACTCCAACAGAGGCCCGTACCCCGCAAAGGCGGTATGTTCCAAGTGGACAGCATCCGCCAAATTGAAGATCTGCCCGATGAGAACTTCATCGCTGTTCGCGCTTGGGACTTGGCAGGTAGTGAGGGTAAAGGAGCCTATACCGTCGGCACCAAGATGCTCTACGGCGAGACAAGTCAGCAGTTCTATGTCGTTGACGTGGTGCGCAAACAACTTGGAGGCGGTGCTGTTCGGCAACTCATCGAGAAGACGGCAGAGGAAGATGGGCACACCTGTAAGATCATCGTGCCTCAAGACCCTGGCGCAGCGGGTAAAGTCGTCGTGCAGGACATCATCGCCCTCCTGCATGGCTATAACGCCAAGGCAGAGGCGCAGTCAGGGTCCAAGGAGACACGCGCAGAGCCTTTGGCGTCACAGGTCGAGATTGGCCGTGTGAACGTCCTGAAGCGTACATGGACGAAAACATGGCTGGATGAGTTGCGGTTCTTCCCCAAATCAAAATGGAAGGACCAGGTTGACTCCACAGCATCGGCGTTCAATGAGTTGTCGGCACTAACAAGGAAGAAGCGCAAGGCTCCGAATCTAACGGTTGTTGGAGAGCGGCAAAGCAATGTCCATAGAGTCGCTTAATGTATGATCTGTAGCACATAAAGGCGTTTTATGACTTACGAAGCATACATTGATGCATTTAAGTATATCAAAGTGGACGTTTGATATATTTATGTATATCAAAGCGAACACATTGAGGCGGCGTAACCTTTCCCCTATACTACGCCAAGAACACTTATAGGATACAAAAATGGCCCGTCCTTATGCAGAACTTGGCGTAGCATCAGACACGAACCCCTCATGGGGGCTTAGACAAGATGAATTTGTCGTCCAGCTTCGTGGTCGCCAAGGTATAAAGAAGTACAGGGAAATGAGCGAGAATGACGCTGTTATCGGTGCCATTCTCCATGCCATGACACAGATGATGCGTTCTATTGAGTGGCGTGTTGAGGGTCGATCCAATAGCGCAGTTGAGTTTGTGCATTCTATGATGAACGGGATGGACGATAAATCGTGGGAAGAATTTATTGCTGATGTTTTGACCATGCTACCCTACGGCTTCAGTGTCTTTGAGATGGTTCCACGGCGCGATGCCGACGGGCTTATCCGCATGAAGAAACTGGCAAGCCGTGCAGCATACACGCTGGATCGTTTTGAAACCAAGGACAATGGTGACATCCTTGGTATCTGGCAGGTTGCCTCACAGAAAAACGTATTCATCCCATACTCCAAATTGTTGCATTTTCGCACCACTTCCGTAGGTAATGAGCCTTCAGGTCGTTCTGTTTTGCGTTCAGCCTACACATCATGGCGAGCGGCCAACAACATCCGATACTTCGAGGGTGTTGGTATCGAGCGAGAGTTGAACGGACTGCCAGTTGTGCGTATCCCATCTGAGTTCATGTCGGCAGATGCCTCCGATGCGCAAAAAGCCTTGTTCAATCAGATGAAAGTGATTGCTCGCGATGTGAAGCGCAACGAGCAGGGTTACATCATCCTGCCGTCTGACCGCTACGCTGACGATGATGGTAAACTCACAAACAATCTGATGGTTGAGTTTGACCTGATTGCGTCTCGTGGTAGCCGTGACATTGATACTGGAGAAGTTATTCTACGATACGAACAAGCCATCGCTCGCTCTGTCATGGCCGACTTTGTTATGCTGGGGGCCAACGACCGTGGTAGCTTTGCTTTGTCCCAGTCGAAAGCAGACTTATTCCTCAAAGCCCTTGAGGGTTACGCTGACACTATTTCCGCGCAACTGAACCGCAAACTCCTACCGTATCTATGGGAACTCAATGGTATGAACCCTGACGATATGCCGAAGATCGCGCGTGGCCGCATTGCGCCTGTGGATCTTGAGGAACTTGGCCAGTTCATCCAGCGCCTTGCCTTGTCCGGTGTGGACTTGTTCCCCGACGAAGGACTTGAGAAGCACCTGCGTGATGTTGCAGGGCTTCCTGCCGGTGATCCTGATCGCCCGCGTCCAAATGCTGAGGCGCAGGAAGAGTAGTGGCCTACTCCTTCAAGACATCCGGCTGGCCTGAACGGCTCTGGCGCACGAACAACGACGCAGACATAGCGCGTGGGAATGTGCCTGGTTCAACACCGTTCAGTACATTCGGGGAGAAGGCCGTAACTGGTTCAGGCACAAGTATCGTCTGGCAAACAGGTATGCCCAACACGCTGACTGTGCCAGACAACATCCAGCTTACTCTCGTCTCAACATCGGCAAGTGACACCGGCGACATCGTTATCCGATACCTTGATGGAAACCTGATTGAGCGTTACGAAACAGTGACGTTGAACGGCACAACATCAGTCACCACATCGGCAACTGATATCCGCGCCATAAACAATGCGTATTCCAAATACGGACCTGTTAATGGAACAATCACGTTCGTGAGCGGTGGCGTGACTTACGGGCGCATGACGGCGGGCGACATTCAATTCCACACATCATTGGTCCGCGTCCCATCTAACAAACGTTTGATGCTGACTGGCGTCTACGCAGGTTCGGCGTCAGGCTCATCCGATAGTCGCGTGACTGTCAGATTGGTTACATCATTCATCAACGGTAACAGTTTCTCCGAGGATGGATACCTGCATCCGCTTGCCGCTGTTTCCATTCAAGACGGTTCAGCCACATTCCCTAACTTTGGACCATTTCCGATTCCTCCCGGTGAATGGGTTGGATTCAAGGCGACGTGGGACAAGGCGGCTGACATCACTGCTGGGTTCTTTGGGTATATGGAAGACGCTTGACCCCCTCTCCAACCTCGCCCATAGTAATCCTATGGGCACCTATCCCAAACTTGGCAATGGCTCCTGTGGCGTCCGCTGCGCGCGGCGGATGGGAACTGTCGTAAGGCTTTTCTGTAGCCCTTGCTTTTCTCTGCACAATTCGGGGGATTACCATGATTCTAGCGGACAATCTGCGCCGATGTATCAGCCATTTCCGCTTTCTTTTCCCACCCTGACATAACCCACAACACTCACCTCTTCAGACACAGCGCCAATCCGAAAGGGTTGGCGTTTTTGCTTGACGAATCCGTTACCGCATGGAAAATTGAGGGTTCCTACTGAGTGCCTGATTTGGTATTCAGGATGTTCGTTTCACATTCAACCGAGGAGACTGACCATGCTCGATGCTGGTAGTAACTACGCCCCTTTCGCTAATCCTATGGCAATGCAGATTTGGGACATGAAATATCGTCTCAAAGAGCAGGACGGGACACCTATTGATATAACGGTGCATGATACATGGAGGCGTGTTGCAAAAGACCTTGCCAGCGTTGAAAAGGATTCAGCATATTGGGAGGATGAATTTTACCGTGTGCTGGAAGGTTTCCGGTTTATTCCGGCTGGACGCATCAATGCAGGGGCAGGCACAGACCGCAATGTGACGCTGTTTAATTGTTTCGTGATGGGCACGATTCCAGATAGCCTTGATGGTATCTTTGATATGCTTAAGGAAGCTGCAATCACCATGCAGCAAGGTGGCGGTATTGGGTATGACTTCTCAACCCTTCGTCCTGAAGGAGCACCAGTAAAAGGCGTGGCGGCAGACGCATCCGGCCCGCTGACGTTCATGGATGTTTGGGATGCTATGTGTCGAACCATTATGTCTGCTGGGACACGACGTGGTGCAATGATGGCAACAATGCGCTGTGACCATCCTGATATTGAGAAATTCATTGAGGCAAAGAGAGATCCAAACCGGCTTCGCATGTTCAACGTATCAGTCCTTGTCACTGATGAGTTCATGCGGGCTGTAGAGAATGATGAGCAGTTCCCGCTGCGTTTTAATGGTGAAACCTACAAGCATGTCTCCGCACGTTCACTTTGGGACAAAATCACACTGGCGACATATCACTATGCGGAACCAGGCGTTATCTTCATTGACCGCATCAACCAAGATAATAACCTGTCATATTGCGAGACCATCTCTGCAACGAATCCGTGCGGTGAACAGCCATTACCTCCGTATGGCGCATGTCTTCTTGGTTCGGTAAATCTTGCTGCGCTTTTGACGAATGACCTCAAGATTGATCGTCATAAACTGCGCGATACCGTTCGCATTGCTGTGCGCATGATGGACAATGTTGTGGATGCGTCTCGATTCCCGCTTGAAGCGCAGCAAAGGGAAGCGAAAGCCAAGCGTCGTATTGGTCTTGGCGTAACTGGACTCGCAGACGCCCTTGCTCTTGGTGGTATCACATATGGGTCTGATGAGGCCGTAGAATGGGTTGATGAGATCATGCAGGCTGTGGCAGTTGAGGCGTATGAGGCGTCCATTGACTTGGCAAAAGAGAAAGGCGCGTTTCCGATGCTGGATGTAGACGCCTTCTTGGATAGCGGTAACATGCGCAAGATGCCCGAAGAGATTCGTGAGCAAGTGTGTGAACACGGCATCCGCAATGCTCTTCTTACATCCATCGCGCCGACTGGAACAATCAGTTTGTTCTCTGGAAATGTGAGTTCTGGCATTGAGCCTATTTTCGCTATGGAATACGACCGCAAGGTTATCCAGCGAGATGGCTCAAAAACCACTGAGACTGTGCGTGACTATGCTGTTGACAAGTGGAAGCGAGAGTTTCCGAGTCAACCCTTGCCGAAAAGTTTTGTTACGGCACAGACGCTCAAGCCCATCGCGCATGTCCGTATGCAAGCCGCTGCTCAGAAGTGGGTGGACTCGTCTATCTCCAAGACAATCAACTGCCCTGAAGACATCTCATTTGATGACTTCAAGGATGTCTACATGGCGGCTTGGGAACTTGGCTGCAAGGGTTGCACTACATATCGACCTAATGACGTTACTGGTTCTGTTCTTGAAGCAAAGCCCGAGGAGGAAGAACAGGGCGGTGCGTGTGAACTCAAGTATGATGACAATACAGGTCAGTTGATTCGCTCCTGCGAGTAACCAAAAAGCCACACATCTAAAAACACAACGCCGTCCTTCGTTGGGCGGCGTTTTTCTTATTGACAAATCATGGCTAACTGTGATTTTTAGTAATCAGCCGACGCAAGGAGATAAAAACCTCTGAAACAAGCCGCTGGTCGAAGCGTAAAATTGACATTGCCTGCCAAGGCTCTTGATATGGGATCAAGCATGACCCTGCATTGGGTTGCAACGCAAGATCGCAAGTCGCAAGTTCGAAAGATCGCAAGACTCAATCATAGCAAGGGTGTCAGGATTAGGCATCAAGTCCGCGAACAAAATATCCACGGATAAGTTAAGTTTGCTTGTTAAGTGAGGAACTTCTGTGGCTTCCCTTGCGGGTGGCTATTTATCAAGAAAGGAAACCCCGATGAAACTGATTGAAGCGATGAAAAAGGTTAAAGGTAATCGAGAAAAGATTGCTGACCTTCAGGCAAAGATTTCAAATAATTCTGCGCACTTGTCGCACGAGACAAGTGCATACACCGACCCGAAGGCAAAGGTAAACGAATGGGCGCAATCCTGTGACGACCTGACCAAAGAAAGCGTTGAACTTCTGACTCGCATCAGCAAGACAAATCTTGAAACACAGGTGACTGTTGAAATCGAAGCAAAAAAGATAACGAAATCTATTGCCGAATGGATTTGGCGTCGTCGCGAGTTCGCTGATGTTGATCTTAAGACGTGGCGCTCAATGGGTGACCGTGGTTTGAAGGAAGGTCAAATGCAGTCCTCTACGGGGCAACCGATTGATGTCAAAATTATTCGCAACTACGACATTGAATTGCGCGATAAAAAGATGAATGAGTATTCGTCTGAGCCGCGCGAGATTGACAGCGCACTAGAAATCGCCAACGCGATTACTGATCTCTCAGACTAACCCCCCACCCCAATTTGCTTAACTGCTGGACGCTGTGGTATAAACGCCACAGCGTCTTTTTCTTTGCAGGTAAGCGATGCCCTACGAACGAC